CCGGAAAAGGGTCTTGAGCTTATGGAAGTTGGCGGAGTTAACAGACTTTATGAAGAGATTCAGATTGATAGTTCTCAGGCTGCACGTGAGAATATGAAGATGAGTACTGTTACCGAAGAAAATATGGCTCAGTATCTGCAAACCTTCCAGGGTACTGATCCTGTTACTCAGCAAGCTATAATGGTTGATCCTAATACTGGTGGACCCCTTGTAGATGAAATGGGCATGCCTACTGAACCTCCTCTTATTGTACCTGTTAATAGTTACGATAACCATCAAATTCATATTCAGGTTCACAATAACTATCGCAAGGGTCAGGAATATGAACAGCTTCCTCAGCGTATTAAGGATCTGTTTGAAGCCCATGTTAATCAGCATATGATGGCTATGGGTATGATTCCTGGTATGCCTGCTCCTAGTGAAGGTGCTCAGCCTATTACTCCGGGACAGGCTTCTACTGATGGAACAGCACAACAAATGGTAGATACTGGGCAGGCGCCCGTTAGTGGAGGATTTGGAGGCTAATGGCAGATGCTCTTTTGGGAGCAGTAAATCTTAACTATACCGACATTCGTAGAACTCAGGGTGCAGCCACTAACCCTATTACGAATTACGCGGAGACTGAGGATATTACAGCAATTAAGACTGCGCTGAATACCTTTGACGCGTTTACTTACACCGCCGAGAATATGGCGACGATGACTCTTAATGACCTTATTTTCGCTTGGCGCGCCTGTAGAGGTCAGCAGGCTTCTATTACTGATTACTACCCTGCCCAGACTGCGAGGGTCGCATAATGAAGAAGCAGCTTCCCCCTGGTCTTACTAAGGCTAATAATTCTCCTGTAGGGAGCGCTGGACAACCCTCGGGTGGAGATGCTAAGATGAATGCAATTAGTCGACGTATCGCAGCCCGACGCAAGAAGGATAGTGGGGCTAAGAATTAATGAATAGACACCCTTCTGTAGAAGCTATTACTCGTTTCTTTGAATACGATCATCTTCCTGAGCCTCTTCGATTTATTTCATTTGCTTGCGCAGAACTTTCTGAAACTATTCTGGGTAGAATTGATGATGATCCTGAGCTTACTGCGGGTCTTCGAAAGCTCCTTGAAGCTAAGGATTGTTTTGTAAGGGCTATGGTGGCACAGGAAAATAAATCTAAGAGCGAACCTCGCGAAGGTAAGCCCATTTAATTGAAATAGGTTTAGGGCCTCCGGTAACGAGAGGTACGAGCCTGGAAATTAGAGGAAATAATGGGAACTCCTATCGAATCGACCGGAGAAGTACAGGGAATCGAGCCGACGGGCGAAGGTTCTCCAGGGCTTAATCCGGCGTGGAGTGAAGTTCTTGATTTGCTGCCAGAACAATTTCATTCAGTAGTTACGCCTACATTTAAGAAGTGGGATGATTCCGCTAACCAGCGTGTGGAATCTGTTAATGCCCAGCTTGCTCAATTCGAGGCGTATAAGCCTTATGTAGAGCATGGTATTACTTCTGAGGAACTCGAACAGGGTATTAGGCTCCTGTACGAGATCAATAATAATCCTCGGAACGTGTATTCTGCTCTCCAGAGTGCTTATAATTTTGGACAACAGCCGGAAGGCCAGGAAACAGAGGAAGAGGAAGAGAATCCTCTCAGTAATCTTCCTCCTGAGATTCTGGAAAAGCTTAATCAGCATGATGGGCTTCTTCAAGCTGTATCCCAAATTGTACTGAATGATGCGCAGGCTAAGCAGGATGCAAACGCTGATAACGCGCTTAATAAGGAACTTGAAGATCTTAAGACAGCGCATGGAGAATACGACGAGGATTACGTTCTCGCTAAGATGCAACTGGGTATGTCTGGAGAAGACGCAGTAAAGTCTTATCAGGCTCTGGTTCAACGTATTACTCCTCAGCCTTTTGCACCTACGCTTCTTGGTAGTTCTGGTGGGAATGGTATTCCCTCTAATGCGATCGATCCAACTAAGCTTAGTAACAAAGAAACTCGTAATCTCGTTGCAAAGATGGCTGAGGCCGCAGCGCGGCAACAGTAACTTAAGTCCGGAGGTTAATGGGAGCTACGCTCACCACAGCAACTAATATTCTGAAGGAAATTTACGAACCGCGTATTCGTGAACAGCTTCAGAATTGGCTTAAAACTTCTAAGCGTATTGAGCAAACTTCAGAAGGTGTTACTTCTGAAGTCGGCGGTAAGTACGTTGTATTTCCTGTTCACGTCAAGCGTAACCATGGTATTGGTGCGCGACTTGAAATGGAACAGCTTCCTGTAGCTCAGAACCAGGGTTATGCCCGTGCTCAGGTTCTTTTGAGCTACCAGTATGGTTCTGTTAGACTTTCGGGTCAGTCTATGGAATTGGCCCAGAGTAATTTCCAGGCTTTCGCATCAGTTCTTGATGAGGAAGTTAATGGTATTCAGCGAGATCTGGCGAAGGACTTTAACCGTCAGGTTTATGGCACTTCTGTAGGTGCTCTCGCTACTATTACTGGTGCTAACGCGGCTGCGGTTATCCCGGCTACGAATACCCAGTATCTTGAAGTTGGAATGCTTGTAGATGTTTACGACGCTACAGGTGTTACCCTCAAGACTGCTGTAGGTGGCGTGACTATTACCGCCATTACTAAGAACACCAACTTTACGGTGTCTACAGCACCTGGTGTAGCTACAGTTAACACGGATATTGTTGTCCGTCAGGGTTCGCTTAACCGAGAAATTATCGGTCTGGCCCAGATTGTTGATGATACGGCTCCTCTGTTTAATATTAATCCTGCCACAGAGCCTCTGTGGAAGTCTGTTATTAACTCTAACGGTGGGGTTAGTCGGGCGCTTTCTGAGGGTCTGATGATTAAGATGGTCGATGATGTTTACACCAATGGTGGGAATACTACGGCTATCTTTACTACCCTCGGTGTCCGTCGCGCTTACTTCAACCTGCTTACTCAGCAGCGACGTTATTGTGACACGAAGGACTTTGAGGGCGGATTTAAGGGTCTAGCATTCGCTACAGATAACGGTGAAATCCCGGTTATCACCGATGTTGACTGCCAGCCTAACCGTATGTACTTCATTAACGAGAAGGAACTTAAGATCTACAGGGAATCAGACTGGTCCTTTATGGACCGAGACGGTTCCAAGTGGCAGCGCGTTATTGGTTATGATGCTTATGACGCTACACTTTATAAGTACTGCCAGCTCGGTACCCACCGTCGTAACTCTCACGGTAAGATCACAGATATTACTGAAGCATAAGTAATTCTCTTAGAGAGGCGTCTATAGGTTAACCCCCTGTAGGCGCCTTTCTTGTAAATGAAACGAGGTTAATGGCGGCTCCAGAGGCCGAGTCAGTTAATACTATGCAGCAAAACTCCTTTGTTAAACTGGGAGATGGTTCTTACGCCAGACAAGTTAGTACTGCTGCGGGTGGGGCTGCGCAATCAGTAACTATTGCGACCACCGGTAACACAATTAAGATCGATCCGGCTAACAGCACAGTTAAGCTGGATCAGACTGATCCTAATAACAGAGTAGCAACTATACCCAACCCTGCTGAGAATAGTACTTCAGTTACGGATACTGCTACGGTTGCTGCTCCTGGCGCTGGAGTTACAGTATGCGAAACTGTAGCTTTGGCCGCAGGAACTTGGGATCTGGAAGCTATTACATTTATTGGTGGAACTACAGTAGCTGCGACTGAACAAACTAATATGCGTCTGCGTATAGGTACTACGGCTATTAGTCGTGTCCTTAATCCTGTTCCTGGCACTACTGGAGCTGTAGGTACTGGACAGCTTAGAGTTCGTGTCATTGCTCCTGGCGGAACTACAGCTAATATTATTGCTGTCGCGGCTGCTACTGCTAGCTCTGTCTACAGTGGGAGTATTGTAGCCAGGAGGGTACTTTAATGTCAGACAGAGTATTTAATGGCAATTGGTACTTCCCTGTAGACGGAACTTTTGTAAGCCAGAAACAGATTCGAATTAATGAGGTCCTACAGGATTATGATCCTACATTGCAACTCCAGTTCATTCCCCCGAATCAGCGTAGTGAAAGAGACCTTGCCTTTCGGGTTGTCGCTTTCCCACCAGGACGAGCACCTTATGCAGTCTGCTTTGCACCAGAAGCTGACGAACGTCTTTTGGCAAGAGTATTTGAATCAGATCAAACAAACTCCCCCAACAAGCTAAGTTTTATCGAGAACTATAATAATGCTCTCGAACTAGTACGTGCCAAAGAAGATATAGAACAGCGTCAAGAATTGCATGAGATGGCCGCGGCCATTCTTCGTAATAATAAGTCGTCATATACCATTAAAATGAACGGGGAGGTGATTGACTTTGAACGTCCAGGACGTCGTCACAAGAGTAAAACGTACATTTGGTGATGAGTCAGGTGTTCAAATAACTGACGATGATATTATTCGTTGGATTAATGACGCTCAAGAAAAAGTAGGGCTCGAAAACGAGGGCCTTATGGAAACTACTGCGTCAGCTAATATTGTTCAAAGCCAGATGGAATACGACGTCCCAGCAGACTTTAGTGTACTTCGTAGCCTTAAGTATAAGGGTTACCGAATTAAGCCGATGTCCTTTGCCGAATTTAATGAATATATTGATGGTTATAGTGCTGCTGATGGTGTAAGTCCTTATGGTCCGGGTATTCCTGAGATTTTCATGGTTTGGAATAATAAGATTACTGTATTCCCCAAGCCTAATGAAAATGTAACTAACGGACTTACGATATACTATATTAAGCATCCCGCCTCTGTAGGCACACTAGCTGATGATCTATCGATTCCACTCCAATATCATAATACTGTAGTTAATTATTGTCTACAGCAGGCTTATGAACTGGATGAGGACTATCAGAAAGCAGAACTTAAGAAGGCTTCTGTAGCTGATGAACTTATGAAATTGAATGACCGTAATAAGTGGATTTCACAAGAATACTATCCGCGTATCACAACACTCCCGGAAGATGAGAATTACGGAAACTACGGATACTGGGGAGGCTATTTTTAATGCCTTCCAAAACTAATACGGCAATACAGGAACTAGAAGTAGGTCCATTTTCAGGAGGTATTAACAATTACTCTGACCCAGCTAAAATTGCTGATGACGAGATGGTTGATTGTATTAATTTTGATATTCAACTTGATGGTTCTCTTAAGTCTAGACCTCCTTGGTCATTGCTAACATCAACATCTAATACTTCATCGTCTAGTGCTTCTGACCCTCCCGATTCCTATCAGCTAGTTATTGGTACGGGCACCTTTGAGGGTTACCGATTTATCATTATCAATAGTAATCACACGGGTACTGCTAGTTCATATATCTATTATGTGGATGGACCTAACACAGGTATTCTAGCTCTCATCACCCCAGGGTCACATAGTAAAGCTCATCGATACGATAATGATATCTATTTGGTTCCTGATATTGGTAACACGGGACTTGGGGCAAAATATGACCTCTCTACAGGTGTTGTAACTGTCATCGCGTCGATGCCTGTAGGTTACGCATCTGTAGTTTACAAGGATCGTTTGTGGATTAGTGGTCGTCGTAATGAGGCTAATAACTCTCGATTGTTCTTCAGTGAACTTGCGAACTTTTCTGCTGCATGGCCAGGTGTTAACTTCTTCGATATTAATCCTGGCGATGGAGATGCCGTTAACGAATTGGTAATCTATCAGGGAAACATGGTTATCTTTAAGGATAACGCTACTTATGTATTGACTTACGACACATCTCCAGCACAAGCTATTCTAGAACCTATTAATGGCGATATTGGCGCGATGGGTCCTCGTTGTGTAGACGTATATGAAAACTCAGTATTTGTTCTTAAGTATAATCAAGTTTATGAAATGTCTAATTATGACTTTGTCAGAGTTAGCGTTAAGCTGCCATTTGAATACGATGAATCTCTCCCTGTAGATAACGATTATGAAATGGGCGGCCAATGGTGGAAATATCCTTTCTGGCTTAGAGTAGTTGGAGATCGAGCAGTAGTTAGATTTTATAATAAACTATATGTGTATCATCTTCGACTTAGGGCTTGGACACGGTGGGATTCTAACGATATTAATATAGCCTATCTAGGTCCCATAATGCGTCTGGATAATACTAATACGGATCTTCTTAGGGGTTTTGATACATACGTAGCAGGATCAACACTAGCTAAGACACCGGATTCTGGTGGATCTGGAGTAACTACAGCATGGAAACGTTACTTCAAGATATTTCAAATGGAAGATATCTATGATGAAGACAATACAGAGGATGGTGATATTACGCCTTCCCCTGTAGATATCTCTTTGACTATGATTACCAAACAATTCGATATAGGCATCAGTCATAGATTCAAGCGCTTGATGCACTGGGGTATCAACTGCTATACTGCAAGGAACGTAACTGGAACCCTGTTTCCGTTTTCAGCAGCGTATAAAACTACGTGGCTACAACTTCATCTGTATCATTGGCATGATCTAAATACATGGGATTATCCACTCACAGATATTCCTGGAATTGTTCAGACGACAGATAATACGGGTAAGCAGATCAAGTTTATTAGATTTCCTAAGTCTCTTAGATTTAGACTTCTTCAATTTAAAATAGAGATGATCACTGTAGGCAATATTACTGATGGCCCCGCTTCACTGTATACAGTGACAGCGTTTGTATCAGGTAAGCAGTTGGTACCAAAGGCGGTGAACTAATGAACATAGTGGATTTCTTCGGGAATAAGCAGGTACCAACACCTGTCAGTGGTAAGATTTTCAATCCTTATTCGGCAGGTAATAAATCCTATGGAGCAGGTAGAAACGCTCCTAATGTGGGCGCTGTAAATAGTCTACAGGGGTACAACGAACGCGATAATCGTGCACAGTCTCGTAAGAATGCGATTATGCGTAGGATGAAAGGTCAGTCTACAGGGAATCCAATGAATAGTAGTGTTCTCGGTTACACATCTAAGGGGGTGTTTAATTAATGGCAAATGCTATGAATTTTACAGCTGCTTCTACTCCTCCCAATAACCTTAAGAAGTATGTTCGTCGCGGAATTACGCCTAGTCGTCCTAAGATTGTAGGTTCTGTACCTGTAGAACCAAGCAGAGACAACACTAAAAAGAATCAGTATGACGCCTTGATGAAGCTGTATAAGACCAACAAGGACTCTTATAATAAGACTAAAGTTGGTAAGAAGTGGAAAGAATCTTATATTAAAACTGGTGGTGGTTATGTAGATACCGATTTTGGAGATGGTAATAGAGGCGCGGCTATTCCCTATTCTATCGGACAAAGAGATCTAACTAGAGTTTCAGATACTGTTGCTAAGGGTAGAACTGATGGTAATTGGATAGGCCGATCTAAAGCTGATATGGACAAAGCAGCTAAAGAAGAAGCTAGAAAAGACGCTATTAAGCGCCGACAGAAGAAGAAGTAGCTTATGGCTAAGAAGAAGAAGTCAGCTTCTCAGAAATGGCTTGCCGGAGATACTACCTATCAGCAGCAGCTAGCTAACTACCTTAAGTCTCAGAAAGACTATGAGACTCAGTATAAACGCCAAACAGGTATTCAGAAGCGTGATTATGCTGAAACCCAGAGAGCTATGAATCGTCAGGCTAATCAGGATAGGGTAGACCAGCAGAATGATTTTGCTGGTCGAGGTATTCTAAGATCTGGTGTATTCGCTAAGGCTCTTGGAGACTATAATACAGACTTTAACGCAAAGATGAAGAATCTTTCTACAGGACAGCAAGACAAGCTCGGTGATCTGTCTATGCAGAGAACTAATTTTCTTCGTCAGCTTGGTCTAGAAAAAGATGCTGCTAGACAAGATGCACTTAGGCGTCGAGCTGCTGGATTGGGGCTTTAATAATGGCTAAACCAGGAGGATGGGATACTTCCGGCACCGGTAGTAGTCTTGCTGATGCCATTAGACGTCAGGCTGCGGCACAAAGAAATAGAGATCCGGAAGAAGCAGTAAGAAAGGCAGCTAGGAATAGGGCAGATCAAGCCCGAGTTGCTGCTGGTCTTCCTTCTATGAATGATCCCCTGGGTCAGTTGCTTAATCAGATTCAGAACATTAATGTTGGTGCAACTCCTTATGAAACTATTAAGCAGCAGGCTTACGGCTCTGTAGGTGCTCAATATGATCCACTTATTGAACAACTTAAGGCTGAGATTTCAGGCACTAAAAAGCGCGCGGGTAAGAATCAAGACACTGTAAAGCAAATGTATAGCGATGAAGCTGCTAACATTGCTGCACAGTTGCCTGAAATTACAGCTCAAATGGCCGCAGCTTCTAAAGAAGCACAAGGTCAATACGATGCCACTCAGGAAATTCTTCAGCAGGAATACTCTAAGAATGCTGAACAGCAGAATGCACTTTATAAGCAGCTCGGTATACAGGCGGCAGCTCCCGAAGCATCTCAGCAAGCTATGGAAGACCAGGCTTATTTCCAGCAGCAGAGCCAATCGGATGAAACAGCCGCTCTACAGGCTCTCCGGGAAATGACTAAGTCTGATCAGGCTTATAACCAGCAGACTTCAAATAACACACGTCTTGCAGGTATTAATGCTTCTAATGATATTGGTGCACAACTAGAAGAATATCTACAGGGTGCTAATGCTAAGCTCGGTGGTTATGAAGCCGGTAAAGAATCGGCTATTTCAGCGGCTATTGCTCAACTTCAGCAACAGGATCAAGAACGTATAGCTTCGCAAGAAGAAAAAGAATACAATCGTATGATGGATATGTTTAATCTTCAACTGAAGATGCAGCAAATGGCTCAAAAAGATTCTCAGGCTTCTAGTCCGTTTGGTTCTTTGTTTAAGGGTACTAACGGTCCCGCTGGCGCTTCTAATGTTCTTGGTGAACTTTATGGCGGAGGAGATACTTTTAGCTCCAATGCTGTTATGGGTGAGATCGATGAATTGATGGCTAACCCTAACGTTATCGCTGGTAAATATGATTCGGGTCAGAAGGACATGTATGGTAAGCCTATTATGAATAAGGTTAACGATGCATATCTTAGGCAAATGCTTATAGAACAGATGCAGGGTGGTAATACTCCACTCTCAGGTACGCAGTATAGTAGTGCAGATATTAATAATGCTATTATGGCTCTCATGGCTTATCAAGGGAAGATGCGATGAATAAGTATTCGTTTTCTAAGGAGCCTATCGCCTGGATTGGCGCTACTATAGTTGTTCTCCAGACTATCCAATCTTATCTACAGGGAGGAGAGATTGACACGGCAATGATTACTAACCTTCTAATTGTTGCTGGAACAATTATTGGTCGTCAGTTTGTATCTCCTGTAGACAAGGAGAATGACGAGGACCCTTATGCTTGAAGGCTATAAGCCGATAAATTTCGGTGGTATGTTTAGCGGACAACTCCCTGTAGAACAAATTAGAAATCGAATTGGCCTCTCTCAAGCAGCTGTTAACATCCTAGCTAATTCACAATTTAATAAGACTCCAGTTATTGAGTTGATGGGTAAGGGCTTTACTCCAGGTGCTAACGGAACTATGGAAGCCCCTAAGCGTCAGCAAACTTTGTGGGGTCGAGTTACAGATCTACTTAGTACTCCTGCTTATGCTGTTGCTAACGCTGCTGATGACGCATTGGCGGGGCATCAAAGTTCGGATAATGATTCAGTAATCGAAGACGTGGGCCAAATGATCGGGGGCTACGTCACGGGACTCGGGAGAGGCGGTGCAACGGGCCTACGGGGTGCCTTTGCGCCTAGTGAGACTGCTGCCGATCCAATGGATAAGCAGTATCTCGGAGATTTTCTAATTCGTTTTGATACACATATGTCAGCCGAAGACGCTATGAAACCCGAAAATCGGGAAGAAGTACGTCAAAGGCTGATGAATAAGAAAATCAATCAGTTTAGTGACGCTCCAGAAGATAAATATTTCTTTAACCATGGTACTGGTAAGGTCGAAGTTTCAGACGAAGATATTGACGATTACTTCCAAGACATGAAACTTTATGGTTTCGGAACTAGCGCGATAGCTGATCCTATTAACTTTATTGGTGCTCCGGTTAAGGCTGCTAAGGCTACAGCTGAAGTTCCTGAAATTATTAGCGGTTCTAAGAATATCTATGACTTGTTTAAAGCTCCTATAGATGACGCTGCCAAGAACTCGGATATTGTTAGAACCCCCACTGTAGGAAAATCAGGGTCTTATACGGTTAAGCTGCCACCTGGTTCTGTTCAGAATAAGGTAGCTACTTCAGATGGTACTCTTACTAATGTGCCAGAGTGGTTTAATTTTCCTAGTTCTGCTGCGGCTATGGGTAATGTTACTAGAACCACTAAGTCTACACCTGTACTTAATGAACTTGATCCTCTTGATGATATTCTCGGTAACTGGGCATCTGGTACAGCCACGCAGGCTATTAGACAATATGATGACTGGGCTAGAAATACTATACCTGCACGGGCTCCGGATAAGCAACTTAAACTTGCTAATGATTTGATGAAGCCCAAAGGTAATAAATATTTTGCTAATAATATTTTGAACAGTCTTCTTAAAGGTAACGCGGATGCTACCCTTGAGAGACTATTCCCTAATGGTAATGCTGCTAAACTCACAAATATTAACAAATTCGTTAAGCATATGCAAAGCATTCCTGATATTGCTAAGCGTATGGCTGTTCCCGATGAACGAGCTAAAATTTTCAAGGCTCTACAGAGGGTAATTAGAGCTGACTCAGAGGCACTTAAACTTCCTAATATCGTACCTGCTAAGAATCTGATTAACAGTAAAAATGTAGATAACATTGCATTGGTAGAGAGTGCACGCCCTGTCGCGCCAAAATCTAAGAATCCGACTCGTGACGCTAACTTGGCTAAGATTGTATTTGAAAAATTTGATCCTCAGATTACTGGAACTAAGCTTCCTGTAGGAATTAACAATCCTACTGCTTATAACAAAGCTATTGCTACAGGGAAAACTATTAGGTATTCTGGATCTCAGCAAGTCCAGATGTGGAATCAAATTACGCATGCTCTCAAGGATATTCCTGCTCCTAAGCGTTTTGAAGCAGCACATAATGTTTTGCGTCAAACTGAGGATCTGTTTATAGCTAAGGGTCAGAAACCTATGAGCGGTTATCGCTCAGCTACTTCTTTCCCGCTTCGACTTAGTCAAGTTCTTGAGGCTATTGGTCCTGCCGCAGCGGCTATGAAACCGACACTACTTACTAAGATTCTGCGCGGTGAGGAGGCAGCGCTTAAAAATCTCGACGCGTCTATTGTTCAGAGAATTGAAGAATTTAAAGCTGCCGAAGCCCTTGTAGAAGCACCCAATGTAATTAAGGGTGTAGATACTGCTTCTAAAGGTATTGAAGACCTTATTAAAAATGGTCCCCTCAGTGCTGCACGTCAAGACGAAGTTATTACTATTGGTAGTAAGGTAGCTGATGACATTACTCGTATGGCTGGTGGAAGTTCTACCGCCGGAGCAACAGCTGCTAAAACGGTTAAGGAAGAATTTGCCCCCAAGAATCCAATAGATAGTGCAATTAATGGAAACAAGCTAAATACTACAGCGCTTATTAGTCATCCTAATGTGTCTCCTAAGCTGTTGGCTACTTATTCTAGTGCACCTGCTATAACTAGAGCTATTAATAAAACTATTGGCGGCCCTACCCCTAGTGCTCTTGGTAAACTAGTAGGTCGTTCTGCGCTAGTTCCAGAATGGTTGGGAGCTAGGTTTAATGCAGCATATAAGAATGCTGATATGCGGCCTATTTATTTGAGAGAAGCCACAGTTGCTAAATCAACTGTAGCTCGTCGAGCTGAGAATCTTAATCGTCTAGCTAAAGAATATAATGTTAACGATGCAGATCTTTGGAATGATGCTCTTAAAGGTGCTCAGGGTAAAATTCCTCCTGTAGGCCAAGCAGATGCATTGTCTAAAGAGCTTCTTGAAATTATGGAAAATCTCTTTGGTAGTTCAGGTTTTCGTAAAGGTATGGCTGAAACTAATACTGTAGCTGGACGTTCTCAACTGTTTATGGACGAGCTTAATAAGAATCTGATTCGTTTCGGTCTTGGGCAGTATAAATTTAAGAAAGCTGATGACGGTACTAGTTGGCTTAATTCGTGGGAAAAATGGGATATTGAAAAGCCTCTAGAATTCCTGTTTAGAATTCAGAATGTGGTTGAACATACTGTACGTGAAAAGGTTATGTTTGATGAAATTGCTGCTAGATGGGGTAGTAAAGTTAGAGACGGAGAATTCGTTCATAGAGTAAACCATCCTCGTCTTGGACATCTTTATTTTGGTCCGGATGCTGCGGAACAAGCTAACACTTTCATTCGTAATTTGAAGCAGATTAGTACCCCTAACTCTAAGCAGATGCAGATGTTTGATAAGGCTGTGAGTAAGTGGAAGGCAGCAGTTACTATTTATGTGCCTTCTCACCACATTCGCAATCTTATTGGGGATACCTACTTTAACTGGCTTGGTGGAGTTAATTCTACCCGTCCTTATGGTATTGCTCTCAAGGTTATGCAATCCCAGAAGGGAAGATACGAGGGTCTACAGGGGATTAATGAACTTACCGATCCCAAATCACTAATGCTTGCTCTACAGGGGAAGCTGCCTTCTACTGCCAGTGGTAAGCAGATCGCGCTAACTACCCGTGGTGGCCGGCAAATAACTAACGATGAGCTTTACGTAACTGCCTTCCAACAGGGTATTTTGCCTACTACTAGAGTTCTTGAAGATATTCCTGATGATGCAGTTATAGGTTTCGAGAGATTTAAGCCTCTCGGAGGCAAGGGTCAGAAAGCAGCTCACACTATTAGTGAGGGGCGCGATCATTACATTCGTCTAGCCCATTATGCTGATGCTCTTAAGAAGTCTAAGAAACCATTTGAACAGGCTATACAAGAAGCTGCCGCGACAGTTCGTAAATGGCATCCTGATGGTATGGACTTGACTAAGTTTGAACGTAATGTTATGCGTCGAATGTTCCCATTCTATAGTTGGACTCGTAAAGCCTTGCCTCTTATTGTTGAATCTATGGTAGCTACTCCGGGTAAGATAATGGTTTACCCTAAGATGATGTACGCTACTCAGCTTATGATGGGTACTGAAGGTGGACCTATGTCCGATCCCTTCCCTGTAGATCAATTGTTTCCTGATTGGATTCGTGAAAAAGGTATTGGACCTGCATTTAGTCCTACTTCTGAGCTTCCTCTTATCGGTGGAGTATCTGAATTTCTCGGAGGAACTCCGGGTTATTCAGTAGTTAACCCTGGTAATCCTACTTTGGATACCGTTGCTCAGCTTAATAATCCTGGTAAGATGGCAATGGGTATGCTTAATCCTGCGGCGAGAATTCCTATTGAATTGTCTACAGGGAGAGATTCACAAAGTGGGGCTCCTATTGGTGGGATAACAGATACTGACTACCTAATTAAGCAGACCCCAGGACTAAGTCACGCCGGCCGAATCACAGGTGAATTTGGAACCTCGGATACGGTTAAAGAGAACAGTTCTGGGTACAACATGCAGAACATAATTAACCTCATCAGCGCGCTGGGTGCTCAGAATACAGGTCCATATCAGAAGTCGGCAGAATTTGATCTGCGCGAGTATCTGAAGAGTAGGAGGCCGTGAGTGTTGATGATTTTCTAAAGACGTATAAAAATACAATGATGAACAGGAAGATGGTTAATCCGCTATCAGCTAACAATAACACTCCTGTTCTTAACCCCCCTGTAGGAAATAGAACTTCATTTGGCTCCGCTATTCCAGATTGGCTACAGACTCGTAAAAACTCTGCGATTACTGAGTACACTACTAATAAGTCTAAGAAGACCACTGAACTAGCTAGTGATTATGCCGAGAAGGCTGCGGGTCAAATCCCTGTAGACCAATACGGAATTGTCCGAGATAAAACTACAAATTTCACTCCTCAGTTTAATTCGCAGATTGAAAGTATTTCCAACCGAGGAAAGCTAAGTCTAGCTACAGCGGAATCTAAAGCTACTTGGCAACAATTGCAGAACCAGCAAGAAATGTCAGCAGGATTTACAACCAACTTGGCACCAGGGGCTTCTAGTGGTAATATAGGGGCCCGCGCTGTATCTGCTGCTATGGACGCAATGAAGAAAGGAATTCCTTACGTATGGGGTGGCACTAACCTAAACCAAGGTGTAGACTGTAGTGGATTGGTCCAGTCCATTTATAAAAGGCTAGGGGTGAGCCTACCCCGTTCAACCTATGAGCAAGCTAAGGCAGGAAAACGAGTTTCTTTGGGTAACCTCTTGCCAGGGGATCTAGTGTTCTACCATACTGGTGCCAGAGATCCTAATGGTATTGGTAGCCTGAGTCACGTATCTATTTATATTGGAAATGGTCAGGTAATTTCAGCTCTTAATAGCCGAGCAGGAATTAAAGTTCAACCTCTTAATAATAATGGCGGAGCTGTTCAGGCGGTGAGACCATGGTAGATACTAATAGTTTTCTTAATGAGTTGCAACGTATCTCTAGTCAAGGAAATTTTAGTGTCAAACCTAAACTTAACCCTGTAAAGCCTCAAAATATTAATATTAATTTGCCCAGCAACCAAGGATATTCCTCTACAGGAGGTGGTAATCTTGGAGGGGATGAACTAGGGCGTCTTATGCGGGCTATTAGAGGTCAGGAATCCGGTGGTGACTATCAAGTTATTAATAAAGATTCAGGGGCAATGGGTGGCTATCAAATTATGCCATTCAATATTTTTGGTGGTTCTGAATGGGATAGAAAAGCCCTT